TAGCGCCGTAGCTCTTGAGTATCTGCTTAAGCTGCTCGAATGTGTCTTTGCTGGAGATGAGCCGCCCGCCGATTGATGTCACAAAGGCCACCCGGTGTAGCGGGTAGTTGATGAACGACACCGTACACGCGCCACAGACCTTGTTGTTCTCGCCCACCGCAACCACCAGCAGCCATGCGCCGGTGGTGACATACAGCCGGATGTGGTCCACGTTGTAGTTCGCAGACCATTCAGGTAACTCGTCCCCCTTCTCCATCGCGTCAAATATAAACGGTTCTACAAGCGGCCACGTCTGGTTGACGTAGGCTTGATCTACAGCGCGGATGGAGAGTTCCATTATGCGGACATCAGTTGACGGGCATTGACCTGTCTGCCCTGGCTTTCGGTGCCATGTCGAGCCTTGCGCACGCGAGCCATCATCGAGTACAACTGCTTGGCCCCAGCATCGGTTGAACCGTTTCCAAGATCAGACACCACATCAGCCGGGACCACAAACTCGCCTTCCGAAAGACGCGCAGGCCGTTTACCCGCGATTGTGGCAGGGATGCCGTCATTCATGCCATCCCCTTGGTCATCTTTCAGCAGACGCCCACCATCGGAGTAGCTGCCCAGATCAGAGATTCCGCCACTGGCCATACGGGTTACCGGCGCCGAAAGCATGGGCTGGCCACCGACCGCCATGTCCGGTCCATCGAGGGACATGATCCCGCCTTGGGCGCGGTACATCGGGAGGTAGGACGAGGACGGGTTGTAGAGCGCAGGGTTGTAGCCGAACTTGGTCAGAGGCCCCGTGTACGGAGGCTGATTGGGAACACCATACCGTTTTGCGTCGTCTTTGAGCATCTTCAGGCCATACGAACCCAAAGTGCCGTAGAGCATCTTGTCCTCTAGCGGCAGCGCTTTCAGCTTCTGCAAAAGACTGAGTTTTTCCGGCGCTTGAGCCGCATTGATACTGTTAGTGGTAAGAACATTAGGTGTACTACCCTGGCCGGTAATAAAATCCGGCGCTTGAGAAAGCATTTGAGTTCCCGCCGCAGGGCTATTGCTCGCAACCTGAATTTCAGGAGCATTTCGCGCTTCACCAACAATTTCAGGCGACAGATTGCTGAAATCCGCACCTTCCAACAAACTGTCGATTCCTGCCGACTGAATGCCGGATGGGGATACATATGACGGGATGTTGGACAGCGCATCGGGAGCCGCGCCTGCGACTGCGTCTGCGGCGACCCCTGCAGCTTCGGGGGCGAACGCTCCACCCATGAGTTCCGGCGTAAGGGACGCAATCCCCATTCCGGCAATGTCGCCCGCCCCGCCGAGCAGGAGTTCAGGAGCAAGACCTTCAAACGCGGCGGTCATCCCCGCGTCAGCCAGGAGTGCTTCGCCAAGCAGGGTTTCACCAACACCTAAACCAGCCATGTCCTACTCCTTCATGCAGTTCAATTATCGACTGATTTCTTCCCAGTCGAGCGACCCAAGCACTTGATCTCCGTTAGATGCCGCAGCGCAAGCCAGGGTCAATTCGTAAGGCGTCGCAGTAAATGGATTGCGCTCCAGTTGAGAAGCAAACAGCGCTTCCTTCAGAATGTCCACGCTACTGGCGCCCTGATTTGATCCTTGGAAAAACCCGGTTGCCAAAACGCGTCCCGAACCAGTCGCAAATGCAGTGCCGCTTATGTTGTATTCAACGGCAGAATTTGTGCCCGCGCTGACCCAAGTGCCCCCGGTGGTAGTGCCGTTGGAGACCACTTCCCACTTGTAATTCGCGTTGTTGGTGATACCAAGGATGGACACTGCGGTCAGGATCACAATCGCATCGAGCCGTGTAGTCTTCAGACGGATAGACACCACAGGGTAGAACGTCCCCGCAGTCGTCAGCGTTCTGGGACTTGTGATCGTGGTCCCGGCAGATGATTGCGCCCCGCGCAGTTCGTAACCACCCTCAGAGATTACGGTAGAGCAGACCTGTTTCAACGTACTTGTCGTGGCGGGGGGCGGGGCACCATCGTTTTTCATCTCATACCGGATCGGCAGAGAAGCGGTGGTGATGTAGGTCGTGCTAACGAGGTTCGCGTGGTTGAAGTTGTGCGCGGGTACAAACACACCGTTGATAATGAAGCCCATCCGCACCGTGCCAAGGCCAAGCCACTCTACGTCCATGTAAAGGATCTGTGCCTTGGTTGCATCTAGGGTAATCCCTGATGGGCCAGTGCCGTCGAGCGGGTCTTGGTTCCATTCCGACTGCGCCACCGGCGTGTTTTCCACGAAACCCGTGACGCTGCTGCGCTCAACGAAATACAGACTTGTACCCTCGCGTTCGAAGTACAGGCCGTTTGCTGCCCCAAAGTACCCCACCCGTTGGCGAAGGTTGGTCTTGGCTTCACCAAACACAAAGGTGTTCATCACCAACAGGCTCTTGCCCGGTTGGTAGGAGAAGACCTTGGTGGTCTCTCGGATTATTTCATCCCCGTCGGCTGTGCCTACAGTCAGATCGACAAGGCCCTCATCTGGACTAAACGTGGCCGCAGCCGTACCAGTAATATTGTTGACCCAGAGGTTGTTGTCGGCAAAACGGTGAGACGAATCGAACAGCGTCAGAGGTGCGCTCGTGCGTAAACGGCCAAAAGCGTCATACGACGTAGAGGGAAGATTGACCGTCCCGCTGACCGGCAGTGGTGTAGAGGTTGCCATAAGCCGCGCTATGAAGTTGTCGATCCGGTTGAAGTACAGACGCAGGATGTTGCTGTACTGGTCCTGATACCGGCGATCCCACTGTTCTGGAGCCAACGGCAGGTTGGGCGCAGCGAGCTTGTCGATCTCATAGTTGGTGGTGACGATGAGCGTCATTCAGCGCCTCCCGTCAGGCCGGATGTCAATACGCGGCGCACCCAACTGCCACGCAGTGTTCACCTGATTGGACCCAACGCGGAAGATCATTTGCCGCCCGCGCAGCCGGGTGTAGATCTGCCCAGTGAACTCTTCTGTCACCACGTAGGTAGAGCTTTGGGCGACCTGCCCGCTGGCAGAACTGATGCTCCCTGACCCGGAGTTGTACAGGCCGTACAAGGTCATGGTTACACGCGGAGACACGCTTCCCGGCGCGTTGGTGGAGTTGCTGAACGTCATGTCAGGGATTACCCGCCACACAAACCCGAAGTTGTGCCCGTCCCCAATATCAAACTCAGAGGATGAGATGTACGCGTCAATCGCGTTTTCCGTCCCGTCCGTGTTGTCGTTGAGGCCCGACTCATGGTAGATCAGACGCCCAAGCTGCGTGGAGGAGTTGTAGGTAGCCGCCACAGGGTAGGGCAGAAGGCCCGAGTCCAGCCACGCAGTGCGGCTCATCGTGCCGTAGTACCAGCACCGCTCCACGTAGTTGTAGATGACATACCTGTCGATGTAGTTCGAGTTGGCCGAGCAGTAGAACCACCAGACCTCATTGAAGCCTTCGCTGGTGCCGCAGTAGACCTGATCTTTCTGGTCGGCGTTGAAATCATTGAAGATGTACCGGCGCAGATCGCAGTTCAACGTTTGCACTCGACCGTCGTATGCGTAGAACTTGTCCACGCCCATCCAGTAGATGACGCCGGAGGCAATGATCGCGGCGTTGTAGCCCGCTATCGATATGTTGTCGCCGAGGATCTGGCTGCTCCAGACGTAGGGCGGTCCCAGGTACTGCAAGCTGTAAACGGTAGAGTCGGTGAAGACAACGATTTCCTGTCGAGTCTGAACCGCCGCAACGATCTCCGAGCCGTGAGATAGTCGAATGGACCCGGCCTGATTGGTGGCGTCAGGGGTCCACTGATACTGATTGTTTTGGTCTGACCAGCGGATCAGCATCGGATCGAGCGATGTGTCTCCGTAGTCGTTGCACCCCATCGTAAACACGAACCTGTTGGTGTCGGACACGAAGATGAGGTTCTGTACCGTGGGGACATCCACAAGCAGTGAAATGCTGAACGTGCCGCTACCGGCCCCCGTCACGTTGACAATCGCGCCGCTCGTGTCCAGCAGGTTTGCAACCACCCCGTTGACGTTGAACAGGTAGTAGGTCGTTGATGCGGTGATGCC